GTACAGAGATAAAGATATTTCACCATTAATATATCCCGAGTTAATCTATAATGTTGCCAACAATTTCAATCAGGCATTTGTATTGGTGGAGATCAACGATATTGGTGAACAGATTGCAAATATTCTTTATCGAGATCTCGAGTATGAAAATATATTCATCACAGCGTTGAAAGGTAGAGCGGGTCAAAGAATTGGCGCGGGATTTGGTAAGAATACACAGCTTGGTGTTAGAACAACAAAACAAGTAAAAAGAATTGGTTGCTCAACACTTAAAGATTTAGTAGAGGACCAAAAGATTATTATTGAAGATTTTGATATTATTGAAGAGTTATCGAACTTCATCTCTAAGAAAGATTCTTATGAAGCGGATGAGGGGCATCATGATGACTTGGTAATGTGTCTTGTATTATTTGGTTGGCTGATTCGTCAAGAATATTTCAAAGATTTAACTAACTCTGATATTCGTCAGAAGTATTTGGCTGATAAAGAAGAGATGATGGATGAAGAAATGTTACCATTTGGCTTCTATCAGGATGGTATAGAAGAAGATCCTATGCACAGTGTTACTAATTATTCATTAGATGATTTAAGACCATGGATCGATAATAGTCACTGAGTCTCTTTTCTTCTTCATAGATTCACTAATCTTTTTCCTTGTTTCCTCACTGTGCTTTTTGCCACGATGAGAATCACTCATCTTCTGCTTTGTTTCATCAGAAAACTTGCGACCCAGTCTCGCTTGACGAATTTTACTCTTTGCTTCTTTTGTATGTTCCATGTCACTATTTAGTCTAATTAACCTAGTTAAAACACTTAGTTTACTAAATAATACGAATTTGATACGTTCGTTTCTTCAACATAAGGAGTAAAGAAATGCCTTTCCAAGTATCTCCAGGCGTGAATGTAAGTGAGATTGATCTCACAACTATCGTTCCTGCCGTACAAACAACGGGTGCTGGTATTGCCGGTCATTTTCGTTGGGGGCCAGCCGAGCAAATCGTCTTAGTAACAGATGAAAATGCGTTGGTTAACAACTTCCAAGCCCCAAATGCAAACACTGCTGATGACTTCTTCACAGCATCAAACTTCCTAGCATATTCAAATGCTCTACAGGTTGTTCGTGTTGTTGAGCCAAGTGACAGTGGTTCTGATGCCACTGCTGCTCGTAACGCTACAGCAAATGCAGGTAACACAATCAACACCGTCATCAAAAATGACGATGACTATGATAATAATTATTCTTCAGGTATCTCAGGTGTTGGTGATTGGGTTGCTAAGTATCCAGGTGAACTCGGTAACTCACTAGAGGTTTCTGTTTGTGCTTCAGCAAGTGCATTCGAGTCAACTCTATCTGCCAACCTAGTCTTCACTGCTGGTAGCACAACAGTTCTAACCAAAGGTGCCAATACTTCATCAGATTTGACTACGGGTCCAAACATCGACTTGTCAACTGCTGTTACTGTTGGTGATAGAATTTCACTTCAAACATCAACTATCAATATTGGTGGTGATCTAAAAATCTCTGCTGTTGTTAATGGTTCAATCACACTAGAGACCGCACCAACTCGTCAACAACTTGGTACAGCAGATGACAGCACCAAAGTTCAATCTGCTGCTGTCAATCGTCGTTGGGAACACTTTAACTTGTTTGATGCTGCTCCAGGCACTTCAACATTCGCTACCACTGCTGGTGGTTCAGGTGATGAAATGCATATTGCCATTATCGATGAAGATGGCGAATGGACTGGTGTTAAGAATCAAGTCATTGAACGCCATGCTTCTGTCTCAATGGCATCTGATGCTAAGACACCAGAAGGTAATTCAAACTACTATGTAAATGTTGTTAATAATCGTTCTAACTACATCTGGTGGGCTGGTCATAACTCAAACAACACCAATGCAGGTAGCAAAGCAACAACAGCATTTACTGGTGGGACAATCCCACAAAGCGTATCAATGGTAAATGGTCGCGACGGTCAATCACCTAGTGATGCTGCTTATATCGACGGTTATGAAAAGTTCAGCAACCCTGATGAAGTAGATATTTCATTCATTCTCGGAGCTGGTGCTAACCAAACCCGTGCAGTTCATCTAATCAATAACATTGCTGAGAAGCGGTTGGATTGTATTGCTATCCTATCCCCAGAGCGTGCTGATGTTGTTGACAACGCCACATACTCTGGTAAGCAAGCAGAAGACATTGTTGCTTTCCGTAACTTACTACCATCATCTTCATATGGTGTAATGGATAGTGGTTGGAAATATCAATATGATAAGTTCAACGATGTATACCGTTATGTACCACTAAACGGTGACACAGCCGGTACAATGGTTCGCACTGATCAACAGCGTGACCCATGGTATTCACCTGCTGGTTTCAACCGTGGTAATATCAAGAATGTTATCAAACTTGCTTTCAATCCAAATAAAGCAGAGCGTGATGTTCTTTATAAGGCTGGTGTCAACCCAGTCGTATCATTCCCAGGTCAAGGTACAGTTCTATTTGGTGATAAGACACTTCTTGCCAAACCAAGCGCCTTTGATCGAATCAATGTCCGTAGACTCTTCATTGTTCTTGAGAAGTCAATTTCTACAGCTTCCAAGTTTACCTTGTTTGAGTTCAACGATGAATTCACTCGTGCTAACTTCGTCAACCTAGTTGAGCCATTCCTACGGGATGTTCAAGGTCGTCGTGGTATCACTGATTTTCGTGTTGTTTGCGATGAGTCAAACAATACAGCAGAGATCATTGACCGTAATGAGTTCATTGGTGACATCTTTATCAAACCAGCCCGTTCAGTCAACTTTATTCAGCTAAACTTCGTCGCAGTTAGAACTGGTGTCGATTTTAGTGAAGTTGTCGGCCAGGTTTAATATAAATAATAAAAAGATAAGGAGTCAATCAAATGGCATTTAATATCACAGGGTTCCAAGGACAATTAACTTTCGGCGGCGCTCGAAATAATTTGTTCCAGGTAACCATCGATAATCCAGTTGACCGTGGTGCTTTTCTTAAATCATCTTTCATGATTAAAACAGCTCAGATCCCTGCTGCTACTTTGGGTACAGCTGTTGTTAATTACTTTGGTCGTGAAGTCAAACTTGCTGGCAACAGAACTTTCGAAGATTGGTCAGTTACTGTTCTCAACGACGAAGACTTTCTAGTACGAGATGGTTTAGAGCGTTGGTCAAACGCTATCAATGGTCTTGAAAGCAATCTACGTTCACCTACATTAGCTACAACAGCACAATACAAATCGAATGCAACAGTAACTCAGTTTTCTAAAACTGGTCTACCTATTCGTTCATACAAATTTGTTGGTATTTTTCCAATCTCTATCGATGCTATCGAGTTGGATTGGGGTACAAATGATGCAGTTGAAGAATTTGGTGTAACATTTGCATACGATTATTGGGAAGCTGGAGAAGGTGTTGTTGGTCAGGTTACCAATGCTCTTTTCGGCTAATTAATAAACAAATAATTTTAGAAAACGGGAGCTTCGGCTCCCGTTTTTTATTTGCATAAATAGATTGTAAACTTTTTATATTAGGAAGTAAGATAATGGCAGTACAACTATTTGGATTTGAAATTTCTAAAAAGGGCGAAGAGAAGCAACAAGAGACAATTAAGTCCTTTGCTCCCCCTGTTCAAGAAGATGGTGCTATGGAGGTTGCCGCTGGTGGCTCATATGGCACCTATGTAGATTTAGAAGGCTCTGCAAAATCAGAAGGTGAGTTAGTTACACGTTATCGTGAGATGGCTATGCAACCTGAGTGTGATACAGCTGTAGAAGATATTGTAAACGAAGCTATTGTTGTAACAAGCTCAGCTCCCGTAAATATTGTTCTTGATGATATTGATCAACCAAAAGCTCTAAAAGACAGAATTCGAGAAGAATTTAGTAATGTATGTAAGCTATTAGAGTTTAATGCTGTAGCTTATGATATTTTCCGGCAATGGTATATCGATGGTCGCTTATACTATCACATTATGATTGATGAGAAAAAGCCACGAGATGGAATCAAAGAGCTCAGAAAGATTGATCCTCGTAAGATCAAAAAGGTTCGTGAGAAGATGTCTGAATTAGACAGGCGAACTAATACAAAGATTGAAAAGGGATATCAAGAATACTACATTTATCATCCCAGAGGTATTACTGCTCAGAGTAATCAATCCGCTGTAAAAATTTCTAAAGATTCTATTTGTCATGTAACAAGCGGTCTTTTAGATTCTAACAACAAAATGGTATTGGGTTACTTACATAAAGCAATCAAACCTTTAAATCAACTTCGCACACTGGAAGATGCCACTGTCATTTATAGATTGTCTCGTGCGCCAGAGCGCCGGATCTTCTATATTGACGTTGGTAACTTGCCTAAGATGAAAGCAGAGCAATATCTTGCTGACATGATGGCAAAGCATAAGAATAAATTGGTATACGATGCGTCTAGCGGTGAAGTCCGTGATGATCGTAAATTTATGACCATGATGGAAGACTTTTGGCTCCCACGCAGAGAAGGTGGTAGGGGAACAGAAATCACAACGCTTCCAGGTGGTCAGAACTTGGGTGAGATGGATGACGTTGATTATTTCCGTCGCAAACTTTACAAGTCTTTGAATGTCCCCATTACACGAATGGAGTCGGAAGGACAATTCAACCTCGGACGATCAAGTGAGGTTACACGGGACGAGCTAAAGTTTACACGGTTTATTGAAAGACTTCGTGCTAGATTTACCCACTTGTTCGATAACCTCCTTGAGATTCAATTAGTTCTCAAGGGGGTTATCAACCGTAAGCAATGGAAAGAGTTACGTGAAGATTTATATTATGACTTTCCACATGACAATTACTTTACAGAACTAAAAAATGCAGAAGTACTTACTGAACGTCTTCGTCTGTTAACTGAAATGGATGAATACATTGGTAAATTCTATTCTGTTAATTGGGTTCGTAAAAACATTCTTCAAATGTCCGAAGAAGAAATTCGCGACATGGACAAACAAATCAAAAAAGAAGAGTCTGATGAAGATAGTCCAATACATGACTTTGATGATATTGACACAAGTGATGGACCTGAAATAGAAGCAGAAGAAGATAACTTTGAACCAGTTGAAATGAATGAAGAGGATCGGAAACTAATAGCAAAGATGAGTAATCTACTAGAGAATCTAGGCACAGACGATTACGAGGATTAAATGAACGAATTAGAGAAGGCAAAATTACTTAATGCTGCTCTCGAACTCGCCAAAAGTGAAATCCGAAAATCTTTAAAAAAGATAAATTTTGTAACTGAAGACGGCGAGAAGCCCAAACTTATTATTGTAGAACAGGGTGAAAGAGGTCCACGTGGTAGAGATGGTCAACAGGGCCCAGCTGGCATACAAGGTCCAGCCGGTGAAAAAGGTGAGCAAGGACCGCAAGGAAAACGGGGCGAACGTGGTCTCATCGGTCCACGAGGCGAAGCCGGACCACAAGGACCAGAAGGACCAACCGGTCCAGCGGGGCGTGATGGTAGACCTTCTGATCTAAAACCTTTAGAAGATAAACTAAAGGAAGATCTCTCAGGTTTCAAGCAGCAGATTAGCGCACAAGTCACACGACTTGCTATGGCAGCACTTAACGGTGGTGGTAGCAGCGGTGGTGGTGAAGTGCGTCTTCTCGGTTTGGATGACGTTGACTTTACAGCAGCGAACAACAAAACTCTAGTATACGATTCAACACAGAACAAATTCGTATCTCGTGACTTCTATGGTAACAACTTTACCACGACGATACAGACACAGCACATTATTCCTGCCGCTAACAACACATTCAATATTGGTTCTAATGAAAGACGTTTTGGTAGTGTTTACTTATCCAGTAATACTATCTTTATGGGTAACACCTCATTAAGCACATCAGCAACTGCGAATGGTACTGCTGTAAAACTTACTTTGGGTTTTCAGACAAATAGTGCAGGAGATAGTAATACTTCATTCGTTGCTGATTCTCTTGTAACAAACACCGAATTCCAATCTTTTGTTTCGAATACAAATCAACGATTTGATAATCTTATTGGTAATGCACACTCAACGCTTGATACACTACAAGAACTATCACAAGCATTAGCAAATGATGCCAGTTTCTTAGCAAATACTAACACTCGCATTACTGCTGTCGATGTACAAAGGGCTAGTGACTTAGCTAACACTAATGCTCGCATTACTGCTGTCGATGTACAAAGGGCTAGTGACTTAGCAAATACTAATGCTTATATTGCTTCTGTTCAATCTACGGAACGTGCAGCACTCGCTAACACTAATGCTCGTTTCGCAAATTTAACCTCGCGAGTCGTCACATTAGAAAGTGGTGGAGGTGGAAGTGGCGATGTATCGAATACATATCTACAATTGTATATTGCTAATACAAATGCAAGATTTGAAGGACTCGGTACTGGTGAAGTTTCAAATGCTCAGTTCCAATCATTTGTAGCCAACACAAATCAATATATCGCAAGTCAGTTAGCAAATACTAACACCCGTATTGATAATGCGATTGCTGGTACAGGCGGTGTATCTAATAC